CTCCCCCTTTGAAATTACTGATTCTTATATCTTCTTTCAATCGAGTGAGAGTTAGCTCGTCAGAAACTGGAGTATTCACTTCAAGTTCTTTCTTAAACTCTTGAGCTACCTCATTTACCGCTTCACGAGCAACTTTAGGCGCTTTTACTTCCAATTTCGTAAGGTTCTCAAGACAAAGATCTAATCCTTTTGTCATGAAACCATCACTCCCTTTATCAAGTCAATTTCCTTGTTTGTGTAATCACGTTCAATAGCAATGATTTGATATTCATTACCATCGAAATAAACGAAACAAGAATTGTCAAAAGGTAACTTTGGTAGATGACGAATTAAGAAAGTTTTAGTGTCTTTGTGTTCTGACAGCCCACTAGCTTTTGTGACAGTCGCATTTTCTCGAAAGTCTTTGATAGAGGTTTTAGACACTTCTGCCCAGCAAGTATACAGGTCCTTTCTTTCGAAATCTAGCACTTCTCCATCTTCATTTTGTCCACCTACTCTTTGAAAAAAAGTAATGCGGACATTCATGTTACGTGTCCGCATTAACTTTCCCTCCTGGTTCTAAGTTGGTGAATGATGTTCAGGACACCATTCGCTAATGGATAACGCATGGTGTCTGCTGACATCCCTCGATGTTCGTATTCTTCCTTGACTTGCTTTTTGACAGCTAGACGGAACTTCGCATAGGACTCTAAGTCCTCGGGTTGTAGTTTGCTATCGATTGCGAAACAAATTTGCTCCCTGGCTGACTCAATAAGTTCAAGTAGTAACTCGTCTTCAAAGTCATAGTCGATTTTACAATACAACTTAACTTCTTCGAGAAAACTATTCTTTTTAGGTTCCATGGTTCTAACCTCCAATCAAGGCTAGTAGTTGCTCTTTAGTTTGTGACGAATTGTAAGAAATTCCTTTGCTATCTAAGTAAGCCATGATTTCTTGTTTGGTGCTACTTGCGGTTGGTGCTGCTAATGCTACTTCTGACCGTGTGACACCCCCATTAGCTGGGGGAGCCTTAGGGCATAGTTACAAAGTAACCAGCTTTAGCATCTGCTTTCTTAACATCAAAGCGTACGACTGCTTGCAAGTATTGACCGTAAATTTCATTATCAGTCCAGCGGAGACCCAATTCTTGACGGTCTGCAAAGAGTACAGCGCGTTGTACATCGCCGATAAAGGCTTTAGCTTCACCAGCCACACCAAGCATGGTATCAGCAACTACGAATACTGGGTGTCCAAGGAATGCTTTGCCTGATGCAGAAACAATAGAGTCTTGGAGCAAGTAACGACCGTTCTTATCTTTCAAAGTGTCCAATTTTTGGTAGAAACTTTGAGAAACTACGAATGACACGTTGTAAGCAGGGTCAAGATCAACATTCAAAATAGCCTTGATTGCATCCAAGTCTGCCGCTTGTTTTTCTTCGAATGTCTTCAAAATAGTGCCGATTACATCATTTGTAGTGTTGACCTTGATTTGGTTAGCTACTTCAGCAACAATAGCGAGCAAGTCCACATCAGCATCGTCAATTGCTTCTTGTGAAAGCGGGATAGCTCCACGGTAAGTCTTAACTTTCCAAGCAACATCTGTAAATTCAGGCTTAGCAAGAGCTGGGTTCTTTTCCAGTTCTTCTACGCTCGCCATCTTAGAGGTAGCGTGTTTAAGAATCGGATATGATCCTTCACCTTTAGACGCTTTGTGAACCGTCACGAATTGTTTAAGATCAAGAACCGTCTTAACTTCACGGATTGGAGTAGTAACGATTTCTTTGCTAGTTACTTTTCCAGTGTCAGTTTTCTTCAATCCATCTTGCGTTGGATTTACTGCTTCATTCATAGGAATGAGAAGGTTTTTTCCTTCGAGTTTCAAGTTAGCATCTGCAACCGCGCCTTTAGTGCGAACCCATTCATTTACAGATTCACGGTAAGATTTACCTTCCGCTTTTACTTCGTGTTTTTCGCCAGATGCGTGTGCTCCTGCGCCTGCTTCTGCGATTTCATAAGCCTTCAAGTTGTTTTCCACTTCTTCTTTTTGTGATTTCAAAGCATCGATTTCAGCACGCACTTCACGAGCTTTCTCAAGATCATCAGAGTTCAAAATAGATTTCAATTCATCTGTCTTATTAACAATTTCAGCACCGATATTTGCAATCTGCGCTTTAAGTTCTTTCATTTTTTCTTTAAACATAGGTTGTTTTCTCCTTTTGGGTATAAAAAAGAGAGCTTAGAGCCCTCTGAGTAATTCTTCTTTTTCAATTTCTCGTAGCATGTTTTGGATTTCTGACTTGCGCTTGCTACGGTTAGCGTAAAAGTCATCAATAACTGCTTGTGGCAACAGTCCGTTCTCTATACTCGCTACCGCACCGACATCATCAAAGGTCATCACTTCATCCGCAAAGCCTTTTTCAACTGCTTCACTGGCTGACATGAAAGTCTCGTTTCTCATCATATCGATGATAACCGATTCTTCTAATCCAGTTTTTGCCACGTAGGCATTCACAATAGCCTGGTCGCTAGATTTCAGTGCATTAGAAGCTTTGTCCAAGTCATCACTGTTACCAGACACATAGCCATACAGTGCTTTATGAATCATAATCTGCGCCGTTGGACTAATAAGTACCTTGTCAGCTCCCATAATTGCAACACTAGCAGCGCTTGCTGCCATTCCCGTTACTTCCACGGTCACATTCCCTGGATAGCTTTTCAAAGCCGTGTAGATTTCACTCCCGACAGTTACAAGACCACCGTTGGAATTAACTTCCAAAACGATGTCATCGTTATCCTTTGGAAAAGAATCTGTGATAGCTTTTGCGCTGACCGCTTCCAAACCAAAATAGTCATAAGCTTCTTGGCTATTATTCGGAATCAGTGGACCTTTCATCTTGATTCTCTTTGGCATCCTTTGTCTCACCTCCTTTCATTGCTTGATATTCTTCTTTCTTGTCCAAGAAGACATAGTTTAAGCTTGACTGATAACGGTCCATATTTGGATCAGTAGAACGCTCCTTGCCAAGCTCAATCAAGGCTTGGTTAGGTGTTAGGATTTGATTATTTACAAGTTTTACAATCTCGTCTACATTTCTACCAGTAACGCTACGAGTATCGAATTCAACACGATACTTCCTGCGCTCTTCATTATCGAACACTTTCAAAGCAAGTTCACTTGTGATTGCATCGAAGTAGAATGGAAGGTCATTGGTTACATAATCTTCAGTCAACTGTGCGACAGACTGGTTAGGACTGTTCACTCCCAGCTTAAAGCTAGGAACTCGCAAAGCCTTGGCAATCTGGGCAGTAGAAAAGTTGTTCGATGTGATCAATTGCAAGACGTTCGTATCAATTTCAAGTGGAGTGTATTCCTGAGTATCGTCAAAAACTAAAGGACTGCCACCAGTTGAGCCTTCACGCATCTTTTCGAATTCCATACGGGCCTTCTGCCTAGCTTCAGCACTTAACTGAGCACCTTTTAGCTTCAGGATCCCACTTGAAAAACCATCACGGAAGAATTTAATCAGGGTATTCAGGCCGCCGTTTTGTAAGCTAATCTCATCACCTAAAGACAACAGCGGAGACCTGCCCAAGATAGTATCGTGGCTAAAGAACTTCCAGTGAATAACCTCGTCTGCTCCACAACGAATTTCACGGCCATTTAATCGGTCTCTGAACGTGTAAACCAATTCGTGGTCATCAGTTTCCTCGACAGTCGTTTCAGACGGCCTAAAGAATTGAAATTCTAATGCTTTACCACTGATTGGATCCCGTAGAATACGAGAGAATGAATTACCAGTCAAAATAGTGTTGACGGTCATCGCAAATTTCCATTGACGAGCGGATGTATTGCTTGTAGATTTAACATTCAGCAGATAATTCATATCTTCATCTTGTTCAATATTACCCATTAAATCCTTTTTCAATAATGGGAAACGAGCAACATCACCAGCTATAATAGACACTGCAGTCAAGACATCACTATTCTTTAAGGCAGATATCCCAGTATATTCAGGACTTGAATTGCCAGAAAGCACCGAAGAGACATAATCGTCATAAGATAGTTTTGACGATCCTAAAGATTGAAAAAAAGTCATTTATTTTCTCACCTCCTTTCTAATTTTGAGCATAAAAAAAGCACCATACGGTGCTTTAGTAGTTTAGTGTTCTTTTGTAAACAAATAAACTACTTTCATCATTTCTGAAATATTCGAAAGGATAATATCTTTCTCCTCTTTCGATAACTCTCTGTCATAATGCTCAGCGTTCTTATAAAAGTTAACTGTCTGATCTATTATGTCTTTCCCATTTTCAACAGCTCTTTTTTGCTCTTCAGTTGGCTTTTCGGTCAATTGGAGCATTTTATCTAATTGAAATGTGTATTGTGTTTTAACAATAATCATATCTGACCATGATACTGTTTCGCCTTTTTTTATTGCAGCAAAAGCTTTCATCCAAGAATATTCATCCGAAAGATCAGCTTGAAACTTTTCTTCATTTTTCGAAGATGTTGATGACGCTGTCGTTGAAGATGATACCGTCTTTTTGTCACCTGAAACATTATAATATATATCCTTATCTTTTGAGTCGTAATATACATTATGCTTAGCAAGTGCATTTTCTACTTCAATAAAATTCGATGTAATCCTAAAAAGCAAAACGAATAGAACTATCGAAAGTAATCCGAATCCAATTGTCGTCCAAAATAAAGGTTGTTTATAAACTGGTTTTTTCGTCATATTTAAGACCTCCTAAATCAGTTTATTATATCAAATTATGTAAGGCTTTTCAAGATTGTTTAGTTTTATCAATATACGCTCCAATAAAACAAAAAATCAATCCTGTTGAGATATAACCTATTACATTTCCGATTAAAAAAAGCCCATAGATTAAAAATCCAAGGCCTATCAAAAGCAAGATTGTATGAATATGTTCCAGTATTTTCAAAATAGCGAACCTCCTTCCAAAATTTTCTCGTTCGTCCAGTATCCAGTTCCGTCAAATGGCTCTAAGTAACAAGCAGCATAAGCATCTAATAACGCGTCCAGAGGGTCAATTTTATTGCTATTTTTGTTTTTATCAATCCTCATACCGTTGTTATCAACTCTGGTATATGCGTTATTGATTGCCATCGTTAGCAACTGATTTCCGCTGTGCTTGATTTTTCCTTGTCGGACATCATCGCGAAACTGTTTCGTAGGCATATTCAAGACCATGGTTGTCTGTGGTATCTGGACTAATGGCCATTCTGGATGTCGTTTCTCTATCATAGTCAATAGTGAGCCGAATTGATAAGGGTCGAAATAAACACCTTGCAACTCCCAATCGTTCTCATAGACCATTTCCTCAATTTTTTCAAGCACACGCTCATCATCGATAACACCACTTTCAAGGGTGGTAATCTCGCACTCACCCATTCTTTCCAAGTTGGTATAAGACACACCATCTCTTTTTTCTTTTGCGATTAAACCGTATTTAGTAGCTACAAATGAAAAGCTATCAGCATACCAGTAGTCATCCATCATAACCATAGGAGAAATAGAGAATAAGTCACTTGACCTACCAACATCGACACCTAACCAAACTCTACGCTTTTTGGTGTCAGGTTTATCAATCTTAGCTTTCGCCCAGCTTTCTTTGTCCATGTAAGACTCTTCAGATGATTGACGCCACATATTGTAGTTTTTAACCAAGACCTCATTCACAGCCCCTGTCTCTAGAGATACCTTTCTACGATTTCGCAAGTAATTCATGATTTTATCGTAAAGTGCTGGCACCTCAAGGATTGGATTTGATTTTATCCAGTTCTTTTCGTCTGCAATCTCTTCCTCGTTATCTTGCTCTGCAATAAAAGCGAAGTATCCATCATTTTCTACTTCCTCATTCAAGATTTTCTCAATATAAGGATATTCAATCGTGTGCATCGGGACATTGAGATCGAGTCCCGCCGTGGAAATAATCAGAATTAGCGGATTGTCCAACTGGCCTTGACCAGATTCCAAAAGTTCAATCATTTCATTTGTTTTAGATGCTGCGAACTCGTCCAACACTCCGACATATGGTTCAAAGCCATCTACAGCCCCTGTATCGCGACTTAACGGACGGATATAGGATTCGTCCGTTAAGTTCCTCAATTCTTCTCTAACCCGCTTTGTGGCCTTCCTGACATCCTCATCTTGTGCCCTCAACGCGTCCAGTTGCTTCCGAGCCATCTCAAAAGCGATTTTAGCTTGGGTTTTATCATTTGCGGTACAAAAAAGCTGTCTAGACATTGCTGGATTGTGGCCAAACAAAAACTCATAAAGTAAAATACCTGCCACAAGAATTGTCTTACCATTCTTACGGGCCAGCGAGATCATCGCTTTCCTAAAGCGCCTAATAGAATTATCCGACTT